GGGTATAGCAAACGGGAAGCGGTTCGGCTTGATCGGCGCCTTGGTCACAGCATCCCACGACATGCCAGCACGCGCGAGACAGATCAGCGATGTCTTGTTATCCAGAACAGACAAATGCGTGACGATATCGAATAGACCCGCGTTCGCCTCATAAACTGAATTGCGGGCGTTGTTCTGGGTGGCGTGAACGCTCGAATCCGCGATAGCCCTGGCGTTGTTGACCTGCCCCGGCATGATGCCCTTGACCGGCGCGGTGGGTGTTCCCCCGCCTGTGACGCGCTTGACCAGACCGTCTATGGTTTCGCCGGCCTGAACCCCAAGGTTCATTTCACGGGTAAAGGCGGCGACAAGCTGTTGCTCTTGCTTTTCCCACAGGTCCGAGATCGACAGGCCGCCAACCATGTTTTCAGCGTCCAACGCGTTCAGGCTGGCGGTTGTGGGTGCCGAAGCGAAGAAGTCAACGCCAAGGCCCTGCGCTTCCGCTGTCATGATCTTTCGGGTGGCAGCTATTTCGACGGGGACCAAGGCGTCAAGATCATCCGCCACTAGCCGGGTGATATCTTGATATGCCCCGGTGATCTCATCCGTCGCGGCATTTACGATCAGGCCCTTGCGGTTGCGAATCGCAGCGGATTGCGTCACCTGATCCAACCGTCCGGAGGCAATGACCTTGATTAGGCTATCTTCCAGATCGGTGAGCTTACCACGGATCGAATGTAACAGGCTGGCCGCAAACCTATTGCCCAGGATCGCCCGTGCGGTAAGGCGCAGCGCTATGGCGGCGATCATCGATGTGGCGGCGGCCTGTTTGGGTTCTTCGGCCATTGCTACGCCTTCGCTGCCGGTTTCGCGCCCGTCTTGGTCTTTGGCGGGATAACCGGATCAGCGGGCTTAGGATCAGCAAACATGCCGGTTCCCTCCGCAATGATGCGCTGGCGTACCTTTTCGGCCTGAACATCGGTCTTGAAGACCCCAATCTGTTTCATTTCCGCAATGTAGGTTTCCAGATCGATGTCCCCGGCGCGGCGCGCGGTGCCGATTTCGAGAATGCGGGCGGCTTCGCTGGCGCTGATCCCGAAGTCCTTGGACACCTTGACCGTGCCGGCGGCCTTTTCATCAAGACCCAACCATTTTGCATGAAGCTTCAGGCATGCATTCAGGCCATTCTCAAGGGCCTGGGCCACCATGTGCAGGGGAGACGATGCCATTGTGAAATCCAATGCGTCCCCCGTCGCGGTGCGGTCGCCTGTGGTGGTTCTGAGGCGAATGGACAGGACGTTGGCGTCTTGGATGATCCGGTCAAGGTCACGCTCGCCGGCGGCTACACCGGTCCCGGCTGGTTCGATATAGCCGAATTCCACATTCTGCTTTGGCGTTGATGTACCTTCGCTGTGCAGGATGCCGGTTGGCCCCATGTCGACAATCGCGGCGGCGGTCCCGATTTGGTACTGAACCGGGTAACGGCTCACGGTTAGAATGTTGCGCTGGTCAGATGACGATTGCCAGTGTTCGACGTTCTTATGAGCGATGTCGATCATCACCGAAGGCGAACACATGAAATCTTCGTCTGAGGTCGCATAGGTCACCAGCGGGATTTCATCTATGCCCATTTCTCCGATGTCCTTGGGATCGACCGAAAGCTTATATTCGCCACCCTTGTCCGCGATCCACGTTTCAAAGCGGACCTTGCCTTCAGGGGATTCGGCGTCATCGTAGTAGACCTTGATCGCCTTAGAGACGCTGCGGTCAAAGCCCTTCACTACGGTCTTCTCTTCGGTGAAGCGAATTTGCGTGATATCGCGGATATTGTTTTTGACCTCGCAATAGGCATTGAACAGGCGTTCGACCCCAAGGGATACCCAATAGGGGCGAAGGCCCAGGCGCTTGTCATCCTCCGCCGTATCGGCGCCGGCCTCCGGAATGGGCGGCATATCGACCATGACATGGTGCAGGCCCTTCAGGAGAAGCTTCGACGCCATCCGCTCCGCATAGGCCTGGATGCTGTGGCCTTGGTTATCTATATTGTCGAGTTGATCCTGTGGGATCTTGCTATCCTTGATTTCGATGTCTTCAGCAAAGATCAGGCCCATAGCCGTGTGATAATGATCCTTGTAAAAGTTGGTCAGGACCGTGGCCTTCAGCCTTGCCGAAAAGGCCTTATTTCCCTCAAGTTCAAATTGCGTCAGGTATCGATCACCAGCCGCGCGCATAGCAGACGTACCGGCCATCAGGTGGTCTGATCGCTCCCAATCAGGCGACTGATCCAAATACCATGAGGCCTTATCGTTGACCTTGCCCACCTCTTCGCCGGGATTCGGCGTCTGATAGGCGAGAACTGGCGGACTTGTCTGTGGCATTTTAAACCCCTATGCGCGTCTGTGAACTTTGGCAGCGGCGGCTTTTGCACCGCCATAGATTTCAGTGAGGGCGAAGACAGCGGCGTCAAGATTGCCCGGCGAATCGCCCAGGGCGTAACCTTGCGGCGTCATATGAAGGTACTGTTCCTCAAGCTCCGGGAACGGCCTGTAATGCCATACACGGCCTTGATCGTAAAGCGCGGCTATAGGTTCGGCACGGACGTGCTTGCCGCGCGAGGCGTGAACCGTTTCGATCCTTTGGGTGATTCCAGCGGTCGACAGCACGAATTTGCACATGTCACCGCCGAAGTTGGTTTCAACCACGATGCAATCCGCGCCCCAACCGTCCGCCACCTTTTTGACCATCGCGCCCCACTGTGATGGGACTTTCGAGGCCATAGAATAGTCGCCCAAGATACACGAATCTGGGATGCCGTCGGTCTGGCTGAACAGTTCGGCCGCGGCGACGATGCCCACCACGTCTTTCCCGCCGCCGTTCGGGTCGACGGCCACGACGATACGCTTGATCATGGTTTGATCTAAGCCGGCACCGGCATTCGTTGCGGCGTCCAGCGTGGCCCGGTCCCAGATCGCCCCTTCGGCGGATGGTTCATATTCGCCTTCCCAGATATGAGCGGCGCGGATCGGGTTTTTCTTATAGGCGAGTTCCCGTTGCTTCGCCATGCGCGCCGGAAATTCCGGGTTATCATTGGCGTGGACACGGACCACCTTGGCGTCGTCAGGGATCAGCGGGCCGCGTAACAGAGCGTCGATCGCATCCTTGGCCGAGCGCGGGTTCCACATCGCCCAGATTTCGGACATGGGCGTCCGCATAACCGTAGGCTCCAGGATTTCCAGCATGGCTTCGCTGATTTCCTGCGCCTCTTCGATGATAGTTAGATTGATCCCTTCCAGCGATTTGATGCCGGATAGGTTCTTGCCCTTCCACAGGCCGATGAAGAGGATTTCGGTCCCGTTGTCGAAGATAAATTTCCCGTCGACCTCACGGACCACGACATCGAGAAGGCCCCAATGCTGAAGACGCTTCCGGACCAGGGCGCGGCATGACTCGTCAAGGTCTTTGGCGATCTTGCGGACAAAGGCAATGCGCAGGCCGGGCTTATGGAAGCCCCACCAGATCGCGGCGTCTGCGACTTGCCAGGACTTCGCGGTGCCACGGCCCCCCCATAGCGCCCGCCAAGAGCATGATCCCAAATTGCCTTCGATAAGGAATTGGAACTTTGGAAACAGCTTGAAACCGGACAGCAGGTTGTCATTTGCCGCGGCGCCATCGTTCGCAGCTTTTGGCGTATGGGCGGCAATCAGCATCTGTTGCTTTTGCCGGCGGTCTATCTCCGCTTGAACGGCAAGCATGGCCTGGACATAGGGGTCCAGAGGTGCGCGGGATTTAGCCCTAAGCCTCATCTTCGGTAGCCGGTGCGGGTGAGGTGCGGGCGGCGGCCATGCGGGCGAACATCTTCAGCGCTACCGGGAGTTCTTCGTCTGAACACTGGCCAAAGTCGAATGACAGTTCATGCTCATTGACCGTCGTTTCTTTCCATCCGGCCTGTGTCTTCAGATAGAAGATCATGGCCGTAACATTGCCGCCGATTGCCTTGTTATAGAGCGCGCCGGCCACGGCGGCCTTGACCTTGACGTGGCCTAATTCCAACTCTTCTTTGCAGGCTTTGCGCAGGGTCTTTTCCGTGGTGCCCTTGATCCGCGCAATCGTATGATGCGGGATGCCAATGGCCGCCATAAAGCTGATCTCCTGGCGGTCCTTGTCGGTTGGCGCATATCTAGGATAGGCCATTGGCTTCCCCATTTAATAGGCGGGAAGTTACGGCGGAAAAGGTTTCGCCCGTTGCCTGAAGCGTGGCCTCCCTGCCTGTGAAATTCTGCCAGCGCGTGACGGCCATGTCGACGTAGGCCGGATTTAGTTCGATAGCCAAGACGCAACGCCCGGTCATTTCCCCGGCGATTATGGATGTCCCGGAACCGCTGAACGGCTCATAGACTAGATCGCCAGGCTTGGAATTGTTCTCCATTGGCCGCTTCATACACTCAACGGGCTTTTGTGTGCTGTGGCCTGTTTCGGATTTTTGCGGCTTGGCGATATCCCAAACGGTTGTTTGCTTCCGGTCCCCTGACCAGTGACCCGTTCTGCCCTTTCGCACGGCGTACCAGCACGGCTCATGCTTCCAGTGATAATCTCCGCGTCCAATTGCAAAAACACTTTTATCCCAAATGATTTGCGAGCGCAGAATGAACCCCGTATTTTTAAGACTTTCTGCCACTAAAGGAGAGAAAATTCCAGCATGCCAGACATAGGCCACATCGCCGGGGAATAACACCCAAGCTTCAGACCAGTCCGCGCGGTTATCATTCTTCACCTTGCCTACGGCGCGAGCGCCGTAGGGCTTTCCATTTGCGCGGTCTGCTTCATTCCGCCAGTTTGCGTCATATTCCACGCCATATGGCGGATCAGTGACCATCAGGTGCGGCTTTGTGCCCAATAGCAGAGCGGAAACGTCTTCGCTTTTCGTTGAGTCGCCGCATATGATTTTATGGTCGCCCATGATCCATATGTCGCCCATTTGGCTTATCGGGCTTTTGGGTTCATCCGGTATCTGGTCCGGGTCCGTAAGGTGCGTGGGTTTGGCTGGCGGTCCCAGATCGAAGCCCAGGCCGGCGAGGTCAAATTCAAAACCGCTTAGGTCTTTCAGTTCAGCACTGAGGATTTCAAAGTCCCAACTCGCATTTAGGGCGATTTGATTATCGGCCAGGACATAGGCCCGCTTTTCCTCTTCGGTCCAACCGGACATGATAATCGTGGGGATGCTTGTCAGGCCCAATTCGGCCGCGGCCTGAATCCGCCCGTGTCCAGCAACGATCTCGCCATGCTCATCGGCCAATATGGGGTTTGTCCATCCCCACTTCTTTATCGAAGCTGCGATTTGTGAAATCTG